AAATGGGAAACAACAAAACAATCGACAACAGGCACTGCGCGCGGTGTCCTTATTAACAACGGAGCAAGAGAGCCTACGGTTTCCCATTGTCTTGTACATAATTTAAAACAAGTTTATGGAAAAAAGATATGACAGGAAACTAAATCGTATTGTACATGACGAGATAGTTAACGAAGAGATTATTTTTAAGGGAAAGAAAATAATCAGGGAGAAAATAATTAAGAAATGGTCTATACCTAAAATAATTAAGGATGATTATACATATCAGATGCAGTTTGGTTGGCAACCACCTAATCGATCGTATAACTCAAAAGAAAGCGGTATAGAAGAAAGACACATAGAGATATAAATATGGAAATAACAGAAAATATTATAGTAAATGCTAACGAAATTAGAACATTATGGCTTATCTTTGGCATAAGTGTTGGTGCTCTATTTATGCATCTTTACAACAATTACAAAAACCAATAATTATGGGACAAATGAAATGGATATACACTCTCATCCAAGACGGCAGAGTGGACGAATTTAAGCTGGCTTACGAGACAGCATTACACAAAAAACTTCTTGTATTTGAATTTGATGGTAAACAAATAGATATTATCAAAGCTGGTTCTATCATGAAGGTCATGCAAAAAGGTCTTCAAGAATATAATGATCATCTAGATGAGATGGCAGATAGACATGAAGCAGAGATGATGTATTGGAAACAAGTGCAAGATCACCTGAACTCATGATACATGTTATAGGTTCAATAAACACTGTGCCTTCGCCACATTACAAAACAGCATCAGTAAGTGATGTGGTAAGGTATTGTGAGTCAAAGAAAGTACTGGCTGTAGACACAGAGACAGAAGGCTTTGACTTTATCACCAAGAAAATGATTATGTTTCAGATTGGTGATGAGCATGAGCAGTTTGTAATTGACACAAGAGTTGTCAGTATTGAATCCTTACGAGATATATTGCAGAGCAAACACATAATTAAGATATTTCATAACGCAAAGTTTGACTATAAGTTTATTAAACATTGGTCAAACATAGATTGTGAGAATATATACGATACCTATTTGGTAGAACGTGTGCTAAACTGTGGTAGAGACAATGTAAGTTACGGGCTAAAGGATGTTTGTAAAAAATACTTGAATGTAGAACTGAACAAAGATGTGAGAAATCAGTTTGTAGGTATGTCAAGTATGCCATTTACAGACAGTCAGATAGTATATGGTGCAAAAGATGTAGAGTATTTGATAAAAATACGTACGCATCAGTTGCCACTTGTAGATAGAAATCAGCTAAATAATGTAGTAGATCTTGAGAATCTAGCAGTGCTAGCATTTGCAGATATCGAATACAATGGCTTAGATTTAGATGCAGATAGTTGGAAAAAGATAGAGAAAATAAATACAGACAAGGCTACAAAGTTAGAATGTGAGTTAGATACAATGATTGAGTCTGATGATAGACTACAAAAGTTTGTGTCTAAGTATGTACAGACAGATATGTTTACACCTGTAGACGATCTAAGAAAGGTAGATATAAAATGGACATCACCTAAACAGGTTCTAGATGTGTTTCAATGTATTATACCTAAACTAGATAATGTAAATGGTAAAGCTATGTATAAATACAGGTTTAAATATCCTTTGATAGATAAATATGTAAAATACAAAGAGGCTATGAAACTATGTACATCTTATGGTGATGCATTTTTTAAGAATTTATCAGCAGATAATAAAATACATACAAACTTTCATCAGATCCTAGACACCGGTCGTGTCAGTAGCAGCAAGCCTAACATGCAGCAGATACCTGCAGATAATGTGTATAGGAATTGCTTTACTGCGCCAGCTGGCTGGAGTTTTGTTAGTGCAGACTACAGTTCACAGGAGTTAAATGTTATTGCATTTGGTTCTCAAGATCCTGTATGGATGAAAGCACTAGAAAACAATGAGGATTTGCATTCTACATGTGCTGAGTTAGTATATGGAGATGAATGGATAAATGCTGCTGAAGATGATTGCGTTTACATGAGTAAGAAACAAAAGTGTAATTGTCCAAAGCATAAAAAACTAAGAACAAATGTCAAAACTATTAATTTCGGTCTTGCTTATGGGATGGGCCCTAATAAGCTTGCTGATACTCTTAATATCAGCATACCAAGAGCTAAAGACCTCATCGAAAAATACTTCCAAGCGTTCCCAAAGATCAAAGGCTTCTTAGATAAGCTAGGTAACTTTGGTAAAAAGTATGGGTACATCAAGACATTTCCACCATATAATCGTAAGCGGTGGTTTAGTACTTGGTATCCTAAAATATGGGACAAAAAATCATCAGTGATAGAGCTTGGCACTATAGAACGTGCTAGTAAAAACACACCTATACAAGGTGCATCTGCAGATATGACTAAGTGTGCATTAGTACTCATACGTAGTCGTATCAAAGAGTTTGATCTGCCAGTCAAAGTAGTAATGACTGTGCATGATCAGATAGACACAATATGTAGGGATGATTATGTAAAAGAGTGGTCACAGTTAATGATAACATTAATGGAGATGGCTGCGCGTGAAATTGTAACCAATGGGTTACTAAAAGCAGAGGTAACAGTTAGTAATTGTTGGGAAAAATAAGTATAAGTAAGGTTTAATCTAACGGGTGTATAAGAGCATCCTTAATATTAAATGTTGCCTTACTTGTACTTACCCTTTTAAAATAATATATATGAGCAAAATAATACAAAACCAAGTGGGTGATTGGTATCCTTTGATGACTCCGATCTTACACTCACAAATATTTAAAAGAATAGCAGCGCATATTAGAATGCGTAGAGCAGAGGGACATGTAATATTACCAGATACAAGAGATACATTTAAGGCATTTAGATTGTGTCCACTAAAAAGTGTAAGAGTGGTAATATTAGGTCAAGATCCTTATCATGATGGTAGCGCAACAGGACTAGCGTTTGCCAATCATGCAGATAAACGTACAGTTAGTCCTAGTTTAAAAAATATAATCACAGCTGTAGAAACAGATTATGGCACAAAACAAGGTGTAAATGTAAAAGGACTATTGGATGTAGATATTACACTAGAGAGTTGGGCAAGACAAGGTGTGTTGTTACTTAACACAGCATTGTCAGTAGAGAAAGGTAAAGCTGGTTCACATACAGATTTATGGAAACCGTTTACTAAGATGATCATAGAAGCATTGTCTCTGTATAGAAATAATCTGGTTTTTGTATTGTGGGGTAAAAAAGCACAAGAATATGAAACATACATTAGAGGTAATAATACTATTCTCAAAGCTGCTCATCCTGCTGCCGAGTCTTATTCTGGCGGTCGTGCTGGTTTCTTTACTTGTGGGCATTTCAATAGGATTAATCAAATTGTATCTCCTGCTATTGAGTGGAATAAGTCAAATATTGTAGAGTATGAGGGAAGAAACTAGATATATAATACAGGAGGCTAAACAAAAAGCTCTTATAGATGATATGATAAAAGAGAGGACAATAGAGTTTGACAAATATTTCAAAGATAGTGGTAAGATAGAGAAACAAACAAAGAGATTTTATGATGGAAGGACAGGATATAGTGCCTTCTTTGATAAACCTGAAGATTATGTTCCTTTACCTACGGCTAGACAGCTACAGATAAAGAATGATATGTCAAAATATAAATTTAATGAAGATCAAAAAGAAAAATTAATAAAATGGAAGACATTGTGAGTAAAATAAACAAAATAAGAGATAAAGAACAGAGAAAAGCCTTGAATGCATGGGCAGCACAACATTTTTGTGGCTCTATTATTGCAGGTACAGGCTTCGGTAAATCTAGAGTTGGTGTGCTAGCGGTAGAGCATGCTCTGCAAGATGGTGGTAATGCATTGATTCTTGTACCTACAGTACAATTGCAAGATCAGTTTGCAGAAGAGTTTGATAAGTGGGGTGTACCTATGGAGAATGTAGAGGTTATGTGTTATCAAAGTGCATACAAACTAAAGAATCAAAAATACAGTATTGTTGTATGCGACGAGATACACCTAGGCTTGTCACCAGAGTATCGTAAGTTCTTTGAGAATAACAAGTTTGATATGCTATTGTGTATGACTGCAACATTGCCAGAAGATATGGAATACAGGTTTTTACTTGACCAAATGGCTCCTATTGCATACAAAATTACACTAGACAAGTGTGTAAAACTAGGTATTGTTAGTCCGTATGAGATTACATGTGTACCAGTAGAACTTACAGAAGAAGAGAGAAAAGAGTACAAAAAGATAAATAGTAGGTATGTGTATTGGAAGTTACAGCTAGGTAATTTTGATGCATTTAACGAGGCTAGAAGAATTATGGCTAATAGATCTGCAACTGGCGTGCAAAAACAAGCAGCTGCACAGTTTTACAGATGTATTAGAGCTCGTAAACAAATTGTAGATTTTGCAGATAACAAGATAAATATGTTTCAAGAGATATATGCAGCAAATACAGACAGAAAGATACTAGTATTTGGTGGTGCAAATGAATTTACAGATAGATTGTGTGATTCTATACCAGATGGTATGGCATATCATTCTAACAAAACTAAAAAACAAAGAGAGCTAGCGATAGAATCATTCAAAAATGATAGTATAAACATACTATTTTCTACAAAAGCTCTTAATCAAGGTTTCGACGTTCCTAACGCAAATATGGGTATTATGTGCGGTATTACAAGCAAAGCTTTGTCCATGATACAGCGTGTAGGTCGTCTTATTCGTTTCCAAGAGGATAAAATTGGTAAGATATATATTGTGTATGTTGCTGATTCTCAGGAAGAAAAGTGGCTAAAGAATGCCACAAAAAGTCTAAAGAACGTTATCTGGAAATAATTATACAAATTATTTGTAGACAATAATAGATTTTATTATATTTGCTTTTAGATTTAAAATTAGTATAACAAAACTTTTTATAACCATTACTGCCATATGAATGTAGATATAGATTTTGAAGTGTTAGAGCAGACAGGAATGTCAGCAGATGATTATCTGTATCTATACGTTATCCACAAAGAAAGTTATGCATATTTAAACAATCTTAATCTTAAACCAAATCTAGAGAAGTTACAAGAAGATGGATACATTAAGCTAGGCGAAACACCTGATCAACATTTTATAAGACAAGAGTTCATAGACCTTTTTTCTTCTAATTTTGATCAGATGTTTGCTGAGCTTATATCTACGTATCCTATGAAGGTAATGACTACAGATAGAGGTGTAAGAGTGTTACATGCTAAGGATCCAGACTCTAAGGCAAATGCAAGATGCAAAGCAAAATACAGAAAGATAGTAGGAGATAAGTTGTATAAACATAAGCATATAATGAAATGCTTAGATACACAATTGACTATGGAAAGAAATAATCTTGCGTACATGCAAAATTTAGAAACATGGATTAATAACCATACTTGGGAAAAGTATGAAAACTTAGATGAGAATGACACAAAACAACAAACCAACAGGATTACAAGATCCCTTTAGCGAAAAGGGTTTTAAGAGCATACGAAAAGCTATTAGTGCATCATTGCATCAGGTAGCAGATGGTATGAGTGGTAAGCGTTTGGTCTATCCTACAAAGTGGACAAGACTAAACAAGAATTTACTAGGTGGTTTACAGCCGGGCAAAATGTATGTGATTGCAGGTCGTCCAGGTGTAGGTAAGTCTGCCTTTAGTAACCAATTGATCTTTGATTTATTGGATAAAAACATGGGTAAGAAATTACTTGTGTTGTATTGGACCTTCGAGATGCCAGGTTATCAACAGATACTGCGTGCAGGCTCAAAGGGTATAAATAGACAAGTTGGTGAGCTATTGTCTGTAGGTAAAAAACTAGAGCAAGATGCTTATCAAAAATTTAAACAGGAAGTGTTAAAGTATGGGAACTATCCTGTGTATTTTAACAATATTCCTAGGGATATGGAGTTTATTAAAGAAGCTAATGTAGATATAACTAATAAAAGACCAGATTACACTATTATTAATGTGTTCGATCACTCTAGACTAATACTAAGTGCTAGAGAGCAAGAATTACAGAAACTAAACGAGGTGTCAAAAGGATGTATGTGGCTACAGGCTAAAATGGGTACAATAAACATTTTATTATCTCAGTTAAACCGTAACATAGAACAAGAACATCGTGCTAAGGCACAGTATCAGCCGCTGTTAACAGATTTGTTTGGCGGCGACAGTATAGGCCAGGATGCACATGTAGTTATGATGTTGCAAAGACCACATGATCTGTATGGGATTACAGAATCATACTGTAATGAAGATCCACGTGGGTTATTGGCTGTACATGTAGAGAAGAACAGGGACGGCTTACTAGGTATGATACCATATGAAGCAGAGATGTCAACATTTACAATTAAAGAAAGAGTAAAAGAATGAAGAAAAGAAAACTAAATAGTAAGAATCCAAAATATATGGATAAAAGTCAGCTAAAAGAAAAGAAAGTAATAAAAAGAGTATTAATATGCACTACGCCGAGTGGATGTAAAGTCCATGGAGTGTGGTATGAAAACTAATTATATATGGAAATTATGGAATTACCTAAAGTAAAGGTTAAGGCGAGCCGTAAATCGCCAAAGAATATGGTTATATATGGTCCACCAAAGATCGGTAAGACTACAGTACTGTCACAGCTTGACAACTGTTTGATTATAGATCTAGAAGAGGGCTCTGATATGGTTGATGCACTAAAAGTCAAAGCAAATAGTCTTAAAGACTTGCAGGCTATTGGTAGTGAGATTATGAAACAGGGCAGACCGTACAAGTATGTTGCTATTGACACTATCTCTAAGCTAGAAGAATGGTGCGAAGATTATGCAAAAGCAATATACAAGAAAACACCTATGGGTAAAAACTTTGACAGCAAAAACGAAGGTATGTCTGTCTTGTCATTGCCTAACGGTGCAGGCTATTTGTATTTACGTATGGCATACAAAGAGTGGATTGATAAGCTAAATAAACTAGCAGATCATATTATTCTTGTAGGTCATCTAAAAGACAAGATGCTAGAAAAGAAAGGTAAAGAGGTTGCAGTAAAAGACCTAGACCTTACAGGTAAGATTAAACAAATTACATGTGCTAATGCAGATGCTGTTGGTTATATTTACAGAGACGAAGATAAGACTATGATTAGTTTTAACTCTCTAGAAGATGTAACTGCAGGTTCACGCTGTGCACATCTAAAGGGCGCAACCATGCCTTTGACTTGGGATAAAATTTTTATAGACTAAATTAAATACGAAAACTATGATAGACGCAAATCAACCAACCAGCGGCGAGGTTGTAAAACAGGATACGCCGGCTAGAATAACTACATCTATGATTATACAAGATTTAGATAACGGTATAGATCGTAATGGTATCAGAGACAAATATGCTTTACAAGCGTGGGAGGTAAAACAAATGTTTGAGCATCCTACACTAAAAGGTAAGAAAGCTAAGAAAGTTAGAAAATTATCTTTTGAGTTTGTAGATGATACTGTAGAAGAGGTAAATACTAATCAAGTGACTTTAGATCAAGCAATAGAGAGAGAAGAAACTCTAGCAGCTGTAGAGTCAAAATTAGAAAGACACTCTTTTGATAATGACACAGAAATAACACAATTTTAATAATACTAAATATATAAATATGGCAATACAAAGTAATGCAAGTACCGAAGAGGTATCAGGAGGTGGTAGAGAATTCTACTCCGGTCTAACAAATGTAAAAGTTGTTGCAGTTAACCCTACAATGGCAGAACTACATGCGATAGACGTAAATGTAAAACAAGAGCCTGCTTATTCAGGCAGCAGCAATGATCAGGATTGGAACAAGGTAACGTTCTGGTTGGCAAATGCTGATGGTAAATTCAAACTAGATTTATTTCTAAAGAATAACCACAAGCAGTCACAGAATGGTAAATTCTTGTGGCTAAACAATGTAGGTCAGTCTACATGGTCAACAGAGCCACCTACATATGACTGGTGGAAGTCAGAAGGACAGAGAAAAGCATATGATGGCGAGAGAGAGCTGATCGAGTTTACAAAAGCTTGGGCTAACGTTGCTGCGGGTGGTTCTGTGTTCTATGATACTATGGCTGATATTGTTAATGGTAATGTAGCAGAGATTAAGAATCTTGCTGCAGCTCTAAAAGACAATGAGCTTAGAGTTCTTATCGGTGTAAAAGACGATAAGTATCAGGGTGTCTACACAGGATACTTTGGTAGAGTTAGACCACAAAGAGATGATCTATTTGTCAAAGCTCTTAACGACGAGTATACTCAGTTCAAGAATCATGACTTCAATGCAGATCTTAAATGGGGTAAACATGTAGCTACAGTAAGTCTAGTTACACCTGACACTATTGATGAGAATGAAGACTGGACTATGCCTGCGGAGGCTCCAGCTTCTGCACCATTCTAGTGGCTGTTGATCGCAGGAATAGTAACGATCATTTACATACCGATGTCATACTTAGTAAAATTACTGAGTATGACATTTTTAGGTATTACTGCCCTAACTTCAAAAAGCTAGGTAAAAAATTTGTTAGTGATTTGCGTGAAGACAAGTCGCCTACAGTTTCTATTATACCTTACAATGGTAAGTTACTATACAAGGACTTCGGTTCTGATCACACATTTGACTGTTTCAACTATGTAAAGTTTAAATACAAGTGTGATTTTATTTCTGCACTAAATATTATCGATACTGATTTCAATCTTAATCTTAGTTCTAAAAAACAAGGAATACAATTTACTATGGGCATTATGGCCTACAGACAAAAAGAGCCTTCGTATACTAAGAGAGAGGTTATTATACAAAAAAGACGTAGAGCGTGGACTAGAGATGACGCAAAGTTTTGGAGCAAATATTTTGTTAATAAGAAAATATTAACTATGTTTGGAGTCGAACCTATAAGTCATTTTTGGGTGAATGGTAGTAGATTTACTTGTAAATCAATTACTTACGCTTTTAAATTTAGGAATCGGTATAAAATATATTCTCCTTATGAAGAACAAAATAAGTGGTTAAGCAATACAAAAAAGACAGATGTCCAAGGCTATAACCAACTCCCGTACAAAGGTGAGCGACTTATCATTACTTCATCTCTTAAAGATGTTATGTGCTTGTATGCTGCAGGATTTTCTGCAATTGCTCTACAGAGCGAAATGCAAGTTCCTTCTGAAAAACTAGTAGCTGAGCTAAAAGATAGATTTAGCCAGGTAGATATTTTATACGACAATGATTTCGACAAAGTGACAAACCCTGGCCAAACAATGGCTAGAAAAATATGTGGCTTATATGGTTTTAGAAACATATGCATACCTGACCGCTATGGATGTAAGGATCCATCAGACTTGGTCAAGAATGTATGTGGACTAAACGAACTAAAAAACATATTAAATGACACGAGATGAAATTATTGAAAAATTTAGAACACGTAAAGGCTTCTTAAAAAAAGGAGCACAATGGTTAGCTGATAAATGGGATGTAGATATAGCTATTATTAAAGAATGTAGAAAACTTGTAGCCTCTGAAGAGTGGGTGCAAGAGCGCATGAATAATGATAATGGCCATGAGCTTAGTCAAAGTCAAGCATTTACAAAACATTTATTAGATAACGGATTAACAATGGCAGATGTAAAGTCTGTTAAATTTTGGCAAAACTTTAATGGTGAACAACGTTATAGTATAGTAACACATAATCAGTGGCATGAACAGCCCCAGGTTAAAGAAGAGTTATTAGACTATATAAAAAATAGATCTGCTAAAGTAGCTAAGATTAAATATACAAAGCCAAAAGATCCTGTGCTGTATGAAATATCATTACCAGATATACATTATGGTAAAATTACTGATGAAGAACCAGAAGCAATAGAAAAACACTAT